CTCCTACGCGTTTTCGACAGTTCTGGTGCTCTTAGGTGCGATCCAGATCGGGAAGCCATCCGGCTCCTTCGCCAGCTCTACGGAGCTGTCAAGAAGCTCGAATTGGCTTCCTCCCGTCTTGACACCGCTAACGCGGCTAGAGACTTTTTCCGGATCGATAGGGAGGTTAGAAGCGGTGATCTCGAATGGGATAACCACTCTAATTTCGACGCTCACCTTGCTTCGAGATTATCTTTCCAAGATCATCTCGTCGCTGGCGTGATCGACGAAAGTCAGCCCTCGTTGCTACGAGAGCTTGACCCTGCACCCCCGCTAGTCAACCTTCCGGAGATACTCAGAGTAACTCAGCAAGTTGCTGACTTAATGACTGCGTATCTGGGGGTCTTCAATCCCCTTGACTGGAGGCCTAAGCATGGACCTGGTGCAGTCTCAGACCAACGATGGGGGTCGTACAAGTACGACTTCCAGAATTGGCCTGATAAGCTCGAGGCAGTGTTCCCCTACGCTGATTTGGCTCTCGCCAACTACGCGCAGGTTGACACTGACTCACTCGTACGTCCTGACGCCAAGTTTTTGGCTGAGGGACGGTCCAAACTATTAGCTGTCCCGAAGACGCTGTCGACTCCGAGGCTCATCGCCTCTGAACCGACATCGCATCAATGGTGCCAGCAGATAGTAAAAGACTTTCTGTACGAGCGCACGAGTAAGACCTTCATCTCTCGATTTGTGTCCTTTAAGGACCAAACCAAGAATGGACGCCTCGCTCTGCGGGCTTCCCATGATGAGAAGCATTCGACGATTGACTTGTCGTCTGCTTCTGATCGGGTTTCTTGTTGGCACGTTGAGCGCCTGTTCAGGCGCTCCCCGAGTCTCCTTGCTGCGCTGCAATCTTGCAGGACAGTCTGGATCGAACAAGAACTCTGTAGAGATGTTCCCCGGTACCAGTTGGTCCGGAAATACTCTACCATGGGTAACGCCACCATCTTTCCTGTTCAGTCTCTGTTTTTCCTGGCAATCGCCCTCGGAGTCGTATGCACAATACGACGCCTTCGGCCGACTGCCGAGAATCTCAGAAGTCTGGGCACGATGGAGGTCCGAGTCTTCGGAGACGATATTATCGTTCCCGTAGACTGTGCTGGTGTGGTAGTGGACGTTTTAACAGCCCTCGGTCTGAGGGTGAACTCAAACAAGACATTCCTTACTG